CCCGCCGATCGCGCGCGCAACCTCGCCCACGCGGCTGCGCTCGCGGTATCGCAGCGCCACGAGCTCGATGCAGGCCTGAGCCAGATCGGGTGGTATTATCGAATAGCCCGCAGTGTAGTGCAGGGTTACGCAACCCGCCTTGCGCGGCACCGCGTAGCCTCGGATGACGAGCTGCGTCGGGGTGAAGATGTACCCCGCTTGGGTCGCAAAAGTGCTGACGACAGCGATCCCGGGTTGCGCCGGTGGATAAACAGGGATCGGCGGAATCGTCACGCCATCGACGGCAACGAGACCGACGGCAGTGACCGGGAATGCCGCGAACTGATATCGCACATCACAAGGGCCCAGCGCGTTTCCCACTCCGTCACGGGTCTCGATCCAATCCTGGGAGGCGATCTGCCGATTGAGCCAAGTTTGGATAAATTGACTTGCGGCCGTGATCAGACGTACCAACAAGGCATCGTCGGTCGCCGGAAAGGCGCCCTGGCCGGTCTGCAGCCATGCTTTGACATCGGCGAGCGTTGTCAGGTCGCCAAAGCCTGCTCCAGGAGACGCAAAGTTCGTCCCGGCCATATTCCGCCAAGGCAACAAAACCGCTCCACTGACGAGCGACTGGGGCCGCGTTTGCGGCGATTTCGCCGAGTATTTTCATCGCCCCCTTTTCACCATAGGCTGCTGCGAGGTTGATGATCAAAACATTGGCCAGCCCTTCTAGCGCCGCTGGTACGCCAAAGGATCGTGCCGTGGTAAAGAAGGTGTAATGGATGTCTTGCATTACCATCGCCACCGGATCGTCGGCGGTCATGGTCCTCGTCGTTTTTTTCTCGGTGGTCATTGTCTTGCGTCCTGGACTCTGCCAGCGTCCAGCGGCGGCGAAACACCGCTCTCGTGGACGACATAGCCGCCATTGTGGAGCAGGTGTACGGCGACCTCGCGCGGCACCCGCACGACCCCATCAAGGTCGTGCAGGTATCGCTCCATCCCGTGCCCAACGGCATCCCACACCGGGAAGACGGCCCGTAATGCGACTAGATCAGACACGGAATACCCCCTTGCTAGCGCGGATTAGCGATTAGCCGTTGGCAATGTTGCAAATGACACCCACTGCAAACGGCGCGTAGACGGCCAGAACTTCCTCGGCATAGACGCCGACCTGGCGTTGGCGCGTCACGATCGGCCAGTCGATTTGATAGTAATCTTGCCGGGTCTTGATCTCGGCGACGTTGGGCACCTCGTTCGACTGGTACTGAATCGGCAGGTTTTCGGCCCAGCCGATGATCGTGCCCGGTGGCACGCGCGGGTGGATCTTGATCGGGATCCGAAGCCCGCCGTCGATCGCGAAGGGGTTATAGTAGAACTGGACAACACCGGATGCTGTCACATGATACTCGCCTTGGCTGCCATCTGCCGGAGAGTCGTAGCGCAGCAACGGCCCCGAAGCGTTCGACAGCACCTTGCTGGTGATGTTTTTCAGCTCCTGCGAGTTGACGTAGAGGACGGTCGGCGACAGCTCGAAATTGTCCCACATTTTCTGGAACATCGTATCGATTTCGACGACCGAACCGCGGCCCGATGCCGTCAGCGGCGTACCTGAGCCCGCTGTGCCGGTTGCCATGATGTTGACATAGGCGTTTGACCCGGACTTGAGCGCGGTGGTCAACAACCCGTCATAGGCGTAGCTGGAGTTGGCGGAATTGTCTGCGGTGATTGCGGACTGTGACTGATTGCCGGTGCTGAGCGGGGCGCTGATGGCGAGGCTGTTGATCGTCGTGATGGCCTGCAGCGTCTCGTTCCCGGTCGTCGTCGAGACATACCAGGCATAGGCAATTGCGCCGGGCATCGCATTCACGCTGCAGAACAAGGTCTGGCCGAGAGTCACGGCCTGGCTCGCCTCCGCGCTGATGTTCGACGAGCCGCCGGAGAGCATATAGCTCTTCCCGTCCGCTCCGGTGACGCTCTTCGAGGTGGCGACCCCGTTGAGGACGGTCGAATTCTGATATCCTTCGAGGGTCAGCCCGACGACCTTGACGAAGTAGGTTGCAGACGGGAGCGTCGCGCCGCTACCCGATGCCGACAATGTCGGGGTTGCCGGCGTGCCGAGCTGCAGCGAGGCGTTGCCGGCGAGGATTGCCATCTCCTCCTTGAGCATCATCTTTTGCAGGAGGCGGAAGGTCATGCGTGCTTGAATGTCTTCGAATTGGCGGCCCGCCGAAATTGCTTCGAAGGTCGCCGCATCCTCCTCGCCAATCGTCACGTAAGTAGCGGATTTGTTCGAGGTCGAATAGGACATTTGACCTGAGCGCTGGCCTTCCGGCACCCATCCCATCGAGTCGAAGCCCGAGCCGATTATTGTGTTGACTTGGCGCCAGTTCGTTGCCGAGCCAGTGCCGCCGCCGACCCGTGGCATAACGTTCCGGATCGGCGTCACGAAGGGGTAGAGATTCTTGGCGGGCGCTTGCAGGTCATAGGCGAGCAGACCGGTAGCGGTCGAGATCGACTTGGCGAGCGCGTCGTCCGGCTTGGCCAGAGCTCCCTTCAAGAGCTCGAGCGATTCCTGAGTGATCGGATTCATCGAAAAGTCCTCCCGAAAGGGGGGCAACAAAAAGCGCGGTCAAAGACCGGGCTTGGTGACGGCTTCGCGGCGACTGCGCAAGAGAGTGTTTGCGCAGACGCTTTCAGGCGAAACAGTGTTTCCTGCGAGGCCGGATGGAGCGTCAGTTTGGTATCTATCAGCGTTCGCCGGTCGCGACACCGAGGACACGGATTGGGTTGGCATAGCTCGCCTTGATCAGTGTGAGCGTCTGCTCCTCCTTGCTCATCCTGGCAAGGGCGGAAGCTATAGCCTCGGGCGAGAGGGTGCTGTCACTTGCGCTGCCACTGCTACCGCCATCTTGCTGCTTCGATACCGAGACGCTGCCTCTGGCGATCGTCAATGGCGGAAGTGGGGTGCGAGCGATGTCGTCGACCCGCTGCGACAGCCGATCGAGCAGCGGCACCATTTCGCCGAGCGCGTTGACCAGCGCCGCCTTTTCGGCCCGTTCGTCGGCCAACACCTTGGCGATGTCTTCGGTCCGTATAGCTTTGACCGACTCGCACTCGGTGCCCTGCTGCTCTGCCTCGCCGATCCCCGTAGCGTCACATTTGGCGCCGGCAGCGACCAGATGGCCGTGCGCCGAGTGCAGGTGCCCCATCGTTTCGGCGGAATGGCGGGCACCAGCCTTCGCGACATCTTCACTGTTGGCGGTATCAGCAGGCACCGATCCCAAATCAGAACCTGACGATGGCTGAAAACATGCCATACCGCCGGTCAGTTTGCTGATGCATTCATGGGCAATATCCATCAGGTTCTGGTGCGCGCGGTTGTGCTTGCTACCCCCCGCCGCTGCAATCGCGGCCGAACCTTTTGAACTATCGACCGTGGCATTGTCACCGGGGCGGAAATCCGATGGCAGCGGCTCTATCTGCGGCGTCATATTTTCGATATTTCCCGCTGGGTCGACGCGCGAAGCCTCCGACGGAACTGCGCCGGCCTCGCGGAGATGGTCGCACGCCCCGGCCATGTGGGCCTTCTCCCCGACTGACAGGCCGTCGATCTTGAGGCATTTGTCGCAAGCGCAAAGAGCCATGTCGAGGAGCGCTTGGTCGCCTTGGGAATGCTTGGCCTTTGCAACAAGAACGGCGGCGAGCTTTTGCATCTGCGAGTTCCCTGTCTTGAGGAGAGCGGCAATACGGGTGGCGCCGCAGCCGGCGGCCATCGCAAGCAATTTGGAAGCGCGCTGCGAGAGATTTTCTCCAGCCGTTTGGACGTCGTCTGAAAGCTCGCCCATCTCGTCGTTGACCAGCCCATTCAATAAGCCGCAGAGTTCGCCGATGATCGCCTGCGGCCGTGACGGCTGTGGTAAGTCGTCACCTTTGATCGCCGCCGCCACGTCGAGCGCATCTCGAAGCCAGTCGAGGTCGTGCGCGATTTGTGCCATACGGCCAACATCGCAGAGCGCTTTGGTCAGCGCTGCGAAAGATGCTTTTTTGTCATCATTGGCCGAGGGCGGCCCATCGCTGTTGACCTTGTCCTTCCAAGCGGCGACTATGGCTGCTCTGATCCGGGCGACCTGACCGGCAGTGTATCGCTTAGTGTTGCTGGGTCTGTTGATGTAACTCCATGCGGCGCGAATGTGCCGCTCTGTGTTGATCGGATAGCGAGGTTTGCCGTCGGGCTGGTATCCGGGATCAGCGTAATCGAGTTCTTTGTGGCTCTCGAGCGCGGTGCCTGATGCGCTGCTATCCTCACGGCCATCAGCCCTCTGTTCCCCCATGGGCGTAAGCTTGGCCAGCGCCCCTTCGGCTGTCTCGATTGCCCTTTTTGCTGCGTCGATCGTGGCTTCGGTTTCACTCGTACCGTCGGCTTCCCGCTCGCTCTCCGGCGATGAGCCGAGACCCGCCTGCGGTGACTGTGGCAGGTGAACCTCTGTTGCACCGAGCGCGCGCCGTTCGAGACATTTGACCGCCTCGCCTTTGCCGCGGTGACGATGGTCCGCCATCCCGCAAGCCCAAATTTGAAGGGGAGGGTTGAACGGCTCTTGCACTGCTGCCGGCGGTACCGTTGTCTCCGAGTTGCCGGGATCTTGCTCGGCAACGCTTGCTTTCCAGCAGTCGAAAATCGCGTCCGGGTTCGCCGGACGATCGACAAGTGAAATTTCGTTGAGGACCAGGCCGGTGATAGCCTTGGGATTGCCGGGCTCACGCTGTGTGACGCGGCCGCCAATCGAGAAGCCGCGATAGACCTGATTTCTAACTTTGGCGATCGCGATCGGGTCGACGACGTGGGCGACGATCCGGGTGGCGCCGTCGTCGCCGACCTCGGCTTCGAGCGTCGTTCCAGCCGCCGAGAGCTGGTGCATCTCGCGCAGTGCCGGAAACCGCATGTAGTCCGGGATTGCCATTCGCATGGCGTCAGCCCGAACGATTTCACCCTGGTCGTCCACCACCTCCGACGACGCGATCCCGTGCACCCGCACGGTGCCATCGTCTTGAGGCTCGATTTTCTGGATTGCGCCATAGAGCCGCATGATCAACATCCCGCCAATAAGCTGCGCGAGCGCGTCCGGTATCTGGTCATTTTTCCGGCGGCTCCCGATAAGGCGACCCAACTTCAGATTTCCGATCGCCGGAGGCGACGGGCGCCTCATGTGAAGGCATCGGGAACGGCCGGCCCACCGCCTGCGCCAGCGCTTCGATAATGCTGAGCACCTGGCCGGCCGCCGCCGAATTGTCGGGAACCAGAATCTTGACCACCGCCGCGGCGATTCCCGCCCAGACCGGGTCTCCGGTTACCAGATAGCAGACGGAGCCGGCAAGGATGCCACAGCCGATAACCGTGCTGGGCTGGGGCGGCCACTGGAATATTGCTTTCTGAAACATGTCTCTGTTACTCGATCAATTCATCGCATTGATTTCAAACCAGGTGGCAACCAATGTCATTGGCTGCTCCGGGCGTGTAGGACGAGCCGGTCAGGGCGATCGCAACGGCGCCCAGGTTTTTTGGCTGCTACGGACCCGGGGGTTTGCACAGCACCGCGGCGTTGAGCTTGAGCACCCGGCCGTCGCTGAGAGCCGCCGAGGCTTCGAGGATATAGGTGGCGCCGGCCGCGGTGGCCGGCATGCCGCCGACCGTGGCGACCGAGAAGAACCCGGTGCGGGTTTGCAACGACCCGTCAGGGGTGCGCAGCTGGATCGCCGTCTGGGCCGAGACCGACAACACCCGGGACTGCGGCGCCGGGTCGGTGGCTGTCTGGAACGGGGCGAGCGCGCAGGTCCAACTCGTCGACACCATCGTCGCCGCACCCATATCCGCGGTAAAATCGAAGGCGAAGTTGTCGATCTCGCCGAGCTCGATCGGATCGAACGACGCTGCCAAGCGCATTGCCGAGTTCCTCGTTGGCTTCTGAGCCGGTGGCTGCCGGGACGAGCCGCAACGGCGCGGTGGCGGCCGGGCCTGTCCGTGATGTCAAGGCAGGAGCGGCACTGCCTTGTGCAACAACATCGACAGGATCAAGCCGCCGACTGCGTTGCACGGCGCATTCGGTCCTTGCGTCGCCGCCACCAACAGGCGATCCGTCTCGATCAGTGAGGCCAAGCCGGGTTTTGGCGCCGTCTCCACCGCACCGGCGACGGGACCCAAGGCCGCCCAGCATGCCGCTCCTTGCGGGTCGCCGCCGTGGGTCGCGACCGCAGCCGCGTTGGTCAGGTCGGCGCTCGCGAGCTTGTCGGCCTCGGCACATCCTGACAACGCCAGCAGCGGGATCAATGTGTACGAAACAAAGCGTCGCTTTGTCATTGCTCGAGCCTTTCACATATTGGATCAACCGGCACCGCGGCGGCACGACGCAATGGCGTGGCCAGGGGGCTCAGTCTCATTTCACACAGGTTTCAGAAGACGCCGCCGGCCAGTTGCGGCGAGCAAGCGCCGCTTCCCCGGTGAGGCAAGCAACCGCGCCTGTGCCACCTGCACCGGCTCCCGCGGCGCTGCCGACCACTCGACCCGAAGGTCCGTATAAGCGGCCAACTCGACTACGACCGCGCCCTGCCATTCCAGTGACGTCGGCGCATCGAAGGTGGCGGCGGTGATTGACTCAGCGGCTCCCGACGCCTCGCCGAGCAGCGATGCCAACCATGCGCACGCGACCCGCCGATCGGTAATAGTATTGGCCATCGACCCAACAGGCGCGCCGGCATCGCTCGCGACAGCCCCGCCAAATTCGCCCGGCAAGCCGATGTCGCAGCGCGACATTGCTACCGGGGCCAACGGCATTTCGCATTCGCCGAGCCTTCCGGCCAACGCCTCGATTGCGGCGGCCCGGTCGGAGCGCTGCGCCGCCGGGTATTCGAAGGGCCACGCGGCACTGGCCGTCACGGCCGTGCCCGCCGTCACGGGCGGCTGGAAAAGTTCGAGCCAACTGAGAATGATCATGCGCCATTGCTCAGGCGACGAGCCCGCACATCGACAGGCCCAGCTGGTTGCCTGGGGTCGTCGTCGTCGAAGCATCGCCCTTGGCCGATAGCCGCGTGCCGGATGGCACGTCTACCAGTATCGTGCCCCAGGTCGAGGGCCGGACCTCGTAGATGACGCCCGAGAAGGCGCCGCGCAGGATCGCCAGCGTCTTCTCTGAACCGGCCGCGCCGACCGCCAATGTCAATGTCCAGTCTTGCGCGGTCGGTGCGTTCGAGTTCTTATTGTTGTCTGGTGAGACCAAAAACCCAGCGTAATGGTCGGCGGTCGAGGCGACGATCTGGGCGAAGCTGCCCCAGGTTCCGCTGGGGCCGACGATTTGTGCCGAGGCAGTCGTGCCCAAATTATTGCCGATGCCGACCGCCTTGCTAAAGCGCTGCGGGAAGCCCCAGCTACCCTTGTATCCGACGAGCGAAAAGCCGGTGGTCTGCCCACCTCCTCCGCTCTGCATGCGGCAGTAGATTGTCGCACCGACTTGAACCGGGATCGGGAACGACACGGTGCCTCCGCCGTTGTTACCGTTGTTCCAAGACATCGGCAGATAGAAGTTGCTGACGATCAGATTGGTGGCACCGCTGTCCAGCGACAAATCGGTGATCGTATCGTATCCGCCGCCGTTGTAGTCCCAGGTCAACCAAAACCCGTCCCAATCATAGGACGGCGACCCGATGGCGACGCTCGCACCCTTGGTATGGGCGCTCGATCCCGCGGTTACTGGCGTACCCCGGCTCGCGGTAACTCCCTGCATGTCGTCGATGCGCATCGCTCCCGGCGGCCGCCAGTTCGACATCAGAGGGTCTCGATCGAGTAGTTGTAGGACCGATTGATCCCGGCAGTCTGCGTCAGGGTGAAGCCGACGGCACAGTTGACCGGCGACGGGATCGGTATCGAGATCTTGACCGGGTCGGCCTGGGCGTTCTGAAAGGCGGCTTCGTAGACGATCACCGCTGCACTGTCCGACGACAACACCTTGCGCTTGGCTTTCAGCAGGGTTGCGTCCCCCGCCGACATGTTGCTCGCGTCGACCACGACGATGTAGGTGCCGGCGGTGTTCTGCACCGCGCCGATCGTGTCTTCAGACCCGTTGGCCGTCAGGGTGCCGGATATGACAACTGTGCTCATCGACTACGCGACCCTCATGCTGTGCCCGTCAGGGCGGCGTATGGCTGTCCGAGACCGATTTCGGACCGCGTCATGTGGTAGTGCCCTGCGTCCGCAGATCGGCCGAACCCTTGTAGGCTGCGGCGCCCGCGGGCAGAGTCAGTCGCAGCCATACACCTTGTGCCCCGGCCGCATTGGGTGCTGCACCGGACGGCAAATTGCCTGGGCTCGGGACGCTCAGAAAGGCGGGCTGTGTGATAAACCCACCAACACCCGAGGCAGGGGCGGTCTGCCGGTTGGCCACCGTTCCGGTGTCATTGAGCGCTGTCGTCAATGCCAAGTCCAGCAGTACGCCCGAAGGCAGCGCCGGCGTCTCGCTCGCGACCTCGATTTGCGCGCCGGTCAGCGCCGTCGCGGTGTTGTTGTTCACAATGAAAACCTTTTCGTAATAGGTGCGCTGCGCTCCGGCAGGCATATCCGCTGCACTGGTCGAGAACATGCGGATCACCGCCGTCACCGGGTTTGGCAAGATTTCGAACAGCATCCCCTGGAGGATCTTATAGGTCGTCGTGTTGTCCGGCACTGTGCCCCAGTCGCGACTAACTGCCACCGTGTCGGTGCCGTAGCCCGCCGTGGCGATGATCTGCCGCAACTGGTTCGCACCGGTGCCGCTCTTGGTCCAAATGACCTGGCCGGCAGAAACCGCGGCGCCGTCGCCCGATTGCAGTTTGAACAGTGCCGGCGTCGTGCCGCTGTGATTGGCTGAACCAGCCTGCGCGGTGCGCACCGTGGCGTCGGTCGTCAGCGTCGCGGAAGGCAACACGCAGCTGTGGGCAGCAAGCGCCACGTCACCGACAGCGGGGGTGCCGCCCGGGTTGGCCAATGGTCCATTCCCGCTTGCCCCCGACGACGCGGCGTAGAGCAGGCGTTCGAGCGATAGCGACCCGGTCACCCAGCTCTGCCCGTTCAAGGTCAGGGTCTGGCTCTGAATGGCACCGGTCGAGTCGCGTCCGCAATAGACGATCTTGGTCGCGGTATCGGCGGATGAGCTGGAGATGACGTCGACGCTGCCGGCCGGGGTGACGTCATAGAACGCAACACGGCGAGTGAAGTCGACTGCACCGCCTATCGTGGCGCCGTCGGTTTCGGGCATGTTGGCCGAGCCATAGACGACGATGTCGGATGGCAGGACGCTCATCAAAAGCTCCTATTTCGTATATCGGTCGGGCAGCTTCGCGGGCCGGTGCAGAGCAAGGACGGCGATCGGAGGCCCGGACGTACTTGGCGGAGAGAAGGACCGCGGTTATTCCTCAGCGGTCGCGGCCCGGGTCCCCGTTCTTTGCTCGACAGGGTCGCGCAGCAGTACTGGCCCCTGAGCGGTTAAGAACATCGGAGCGTCGCCGCCCTCCACCGGGTCCAGTCCCAGGACGTCGCGCGCCTCGTTTAGGGTGAAGATGCCATCCTTCACATAGCTGGTGAGGATTACGGATTGATCCTTGGGATCCGTCGGCCGCGCATTCGACCAGGCGAATTCGAGGTCGTTTTGACCCATCCGCCTTTGAATGACGCTGTCGATGAGCCGCTTGACCCAACCCATCAGCGGGGCCAGGCCCTCGTTGAGCGCCGCTTCCTGTGCGGTCTGTGCGGTTGCCCGATTGACCTGCGGGGTGAAGGCGGTCGGCGGCAACGAGAACGCATAACAGACGATTCGTGCCAGCCACTCGTCGAAATCGTCCTTGTAGGGCGCCTCCTTAAAAGCCTGGTACTTGGTGCCGCCCGGCGCCAAGAACAGTCTTGTGCGGCTGCCGGTATTGCCGGCCAAGATGTTGTCGAACCACTCCTGGTACTGCTGGATCTGCTGGGTGCCCCACCCGTCCGGCGCCGACATCAGACCGGCGGGGACATTGCCTTCGGTGAAGTGCTGCAGTTGCATGACCTGGCGGCGCAACCCGATATTGACCGTCATGACGATCTGCTCGACCGGGCTGAACCCGTAGGCCTTGTGCGGGCGCCGGTTGCGGGGCAGGTAGATCAGCTCGGCATCGCTCAGCAGGCGCCACGGCCGGCCATGGATCACCTGCTCATATGCGGGCGCTGGCGGCTGAGGCCGACGTCCAGTGTCGTCGACCAGCACCTTGATCGTCGACCCGTCGACGACATCGAGTCCTATAATGTCTCCGCCGCGATTGCGGCGTATCTCGAAGGCCGGTGCATCGAGCACGAGGACGTCCTCGAGCGCCTCACGCAGCCAAGTCGCGAAAGGTTGCTCACCGTCTGGCATGCGCCAGAACTCGGTCAGCCGCGCGATGCGCGCTGGAGCGTCGGCCGCCGGGTGGCGGTCGTCGCGCGATTTGATCGTCCACTCGAGCTTCTCGATTTGGTCCTTGCGCGTCTCGATCGCGAGCCGCGTGATATCGTGGCTTTCGGCCAAGGCCCTCAGTTCATCAAAACCGATCGACTCGTAGGAGCGCGGCGTATAGGTCGTGTTGTAGCCGACCGGAAAATCCCACAGGCGTACCCGCTGGCGCTCGGGCGGGACCAGCGGATAGCTCGGAGAAAAAATCCCGTGGCCGGGCTGAAAGACTTCGCGAAATTGGGTGATGTTCCCCCGGGCTGCGGAACCGCCGCCGCCTCCCGGATTTGACCCGGACGTCCGTATCGCTGGCTCGCCCGGGGGTTGTGAACCCCAGCCGCCCCAGCTGTAGGATGCAATCGGAGCGAGGTGGGTCAGCGAAGTCCGCTTGCCGCCGGCGGGTGGCATGGCTTATTCCTCACCTGTTGCGCGGACGGCTGCGGCCATCATCAATAGCCTCCTGTGATCGCCACGCGCTTCCAGGTGTTCGGCGCGGTGCAGATGTAAAGAAAATTGCTGTCGTGGGTGATCTGGTTGGTCGTGCACGCCGACGACGAAGGCGGCGAGCCCGAGCCGATCAGACCACCTAGATCGTTGAGCGTCTGCGGCGTCGCCGTGACGACCCGGAAGTTCGAGCCGTCGAATTGCAGCGCCGCAAATTCGTAATTTTGACCGGTTGCCAGAGTGATCGAGCTGCTCGCGATGCCGCCGCCTTGGGGGACGAGGATTTTTTCGCCGTTCGCGCCATTGATCTGAACGGTCATTGTTTTGCTGTTGTCGCTGGCAAAGCCCATCATCCAGCCGACGCCGATCGACGGTGTCGGGGGCAGGGTCACGACCAGCGCGGATGTCGGCGTATTGTAGCTCGACACCGCATTGCCGTTGTCGCTTTGCGAGGCGGCGTAGGTGCCGACCGCCGGAAAGCTCCATCGGTTGATGCCGGGGGCGTTGCCGGAGATCCCGATCTGGGTCGCCGTCGCCGGTGTCACCTCGACAACCCGGAAGTT